ACTGAATCATGGCCAGAGGATGGGGAAGTGGTGTATGGATTAGACTTTGGGTTTAACGTACCGACGGCAATGGTTAAAGTGTGTTTTTATGAAGGCTCAGCGTACATTAGAGAAATGTTGTATGAAACGAGGTTAACCACTAATGATTTGTGTGAAAAATTAAAGGGATTGGGAATAGATAGGTATGATGAGATTTATTGCGACGCGGCCGAGCCAAAAACGATAGAGGAGTTGGCAAGGAATGGGTTTAATGCGAAGAGTGCGAATAAGGATGTAACGGAGGGAATTAGGGCAGTAAAAGGAACACCATTATTTATTCATCAAGATAGCTTAAATTTGTTGAAAGAGTTAAAGAGTTATCGTTGGAAAACAGATAAGAACGGAAATAAGTTAGATGCACCCGTAAAGTTTAGCGATCACGCGAGTGATGCAATGCGTTATGCCATATATTCAAAATTAACAATACCTTCCATAACCTGGGGGGCAATATAAAAGAGATGGGATTATTTGATTTGTTTAGAAAGAAGGGTTTAAACCCAAACCAAAATATCACAACAAATATTAAGGGTATCAATGGCGCGGTGTTGCAAAACTACACCAACGAAAGCTATGTGGATGAGGGGTATTTGGGCAATGCGGATGTTTTTGCCATTGTGAGCTTTTTAGCTAGGAAAGCGAGTAGCATCCCTTGGTATGTTTACAAATTAAATAACTCCGAGAAGGGTAGAACTTCGCTATTGCGATATAAGCAATTAAGCAGAGGGATTGCTAACCAAGGTGCATACGAGAGGGCATTGATAGAGCGTAAGAACGCTTATAGCGAGAACATTGTCATGGGTAGTGCATTGGCGAGGTTGTTAGAGCGACCTAATCCAACGCAATCGCAAGATCAATTCTTGGAGAATCTTTTTGGTTATCGTTTTTTGAGTGGAGAGGGTAATGTTTGGGGGAATGATGGAGCAACTCAAGGCGGTAAGATTTTGGAGATGTATGTGTTGCCAACACAATTTTTGGATATCTACCCAGACCCAAATGACTTGTATGGCATATTGGGATATAAGTTGATGGTGCAACAAAACATTGACTTGCCCAAAGATCAAGTGATGGCATGGAAAACATGGAACCCAAAGTTTGATGCCGTAACTCGCACACACTTGAGAGGTGTTAGTCCATTGAAAGCTGCATACAAGACTTTAAGGATGAGCAATAATGCCGCAGATGCAAGTGCAATGATGGCGGCAAATGGTGGAGCAAAGGGTGCGATAGTACCAAAGGTGATTGGTAGTGTATTTAGCCAACCAACGATTGAGCAGGCGGAGTTGATAAAGAGAGTGGTGAATACTGATTTGAATGGTACGGATAACAAGGGTAGAGTAGGCGTTTTGCAGACTCCATGGGATTATCTTAACTTTGGGTTAAGTAGCGTTGATATGGAGTTGGTGAAGACAATGCAAATATCAATGCAGCAGTGGTGTAGGGTGTTTGGACTACCTGCGGTGTTGTTTGATGTTGATACATCATCTTATAATAACTACCAAAACGCAATGCGTGATTTGATTACGAACACAATTGTACCAATGTGTTGCTCTTTGAGAGATGAGTTGAATAAATGGCTTGTACCAAGATTTGGTGAGGATGTTTATATTGACTTTGATATAACGGCGTTGCCTGAGATGCAACAAGACATGGAGAGAATGGTAAGATCACTTCGTGATGCAAACTGGTTGACATTTGATGAGAAGAGGATAGCAATGAATTATAGTGATAAGGGTGGGCCTTATGAGCATAGCTATGTGAATGGAGGACTAGTGAGTTTGGAGCAAGTATTAATGGACTTAACACCAAGTGATGATAACGGAGCAAACGACGGACAAGGAAATATGGTCAATGGTGATGACTCGTTTTCCCAAGACAATCGGGGAGAGGCAGTGCCTAATTGAGCGTAGAACGATGGATATGTTGAGGGAGTCTTATAAAAAAAAACTTATAAATGAACGCGAAGCAGCGAAGGGATTATTGGATACGAGTGGAGAGGCTTCGTGCTAAATTAGATAGTAAGTATAGTTCTTTGTTTAAGGCGGAAATTGAGAAAGATTTAAAGCAAGTTGCCAGAGATGTAGAGAATGATGGGCCACAAGGTGCAATGTCTAAGATGGGTGCTTATGCTTGGAATGAAAGCATGATGACCATCATGGAGAGATTGTACAGAGAGGCGGCTACATTGTTCGGAAATGCGGCATATCGGAGTGCGAGATTGATGAGTCAAAAGGATAGCAATCCATTTGGCATAAATAGTGAGGTAATAACGCAATTGGTTGAGTTCTTGGTGTTGTATGGATTTTATTTGGTTGCGGAGATGACTCAAACTACTAAAGCTAAATTGCAAGATGTAATTAACAAAGCAATTAGCGAAGGCAAGAGTGCTAAAGAGATTGCGGATATAATTAGGCAAGATGACACGCTTGGTTATAGTGCAATGAGGGCAATGCGAATAGCAAGGACTGAGGTGATGAGAGCGAGTAACTATGCGCTGATGAAAGGAGTAGAGCAACATGGATTTGTGGTAGATAAGATGTGGATCGCAGTGAAGGATAGCAGAACGAGAAGAATACCTCGGAATAGCTACGATCATGTGGAGATGGATGGCAAGATAGTTGAGTATGATGAGCCGTTTTTAAGTATTGGGAAGAAAGGAGATACAGTGGTAGCACAATACCCTGGTGATCCAAACGCTCCCGCAGGATTTACGGTGAATTGTAGGTGTACGATAGGATTTGTGCCGAGAAGAGATGAGAACGGAAGATTAATAATGAAAAGATAAAAATATGATATACAATTACAAGTCATTAGACTTAGAAGTAAAAGATGTAGATGCTAAAAAAGGCGAGGTGATCGGCTATTTTAGTGCATTCGGCATGGTTGATAGCGATGGCGATATTATGATGCCAGGTGCATTTAAAAGAAGCATCCAAGATTGGGGACCAGACGGGAAGGGAAGAATTAAGCACTTATTGAACCACGACCCATCAAAGCCACTCGGAAAGATTATAGAATTGAAAGAAGATAGCTATGGCTTGTATTATAGAAGCCAAGTTGGTACTCACCAATTGGGTAAGGATTTTGTAAAGATGGTAGAGAGTGGTTTGATTAGTGAGCATAGCATAGGATTTAGAACATTAAGAGAGCAAAAGAATAGTGAGGCTAACGAGATTCACGATGTGATGCTATTTGAAGGTTCATCATTAACGGCTTGGGGTGCAAATGAGAACACACCCATGATTGGAATGAAAAGCATTAATAGCGTTGAAGAAGTAAAAGATCAAATAAAGGCATTTGAGAAGTTCATAAGGGATAGTGATGTAAGTGATGAGACAATTGAACTTTGTTTAATAAAAGTAAGACAACTCGCACAAGCAATAGAGAAAATGAGTAGCACTCAGCCAGTTCTTGAAACAGTTGAGCAGCAAAAAGAAGAAACAATTGCGGTGGAGTCCTTAATATCAATAATAAATAAAATTTAAAGAAAATGAGTGAAGTAAAAGCATTTGAAACTGCTTTGGAGGCTAAATTGGCCGAGCAGAAAGCAGAGGTTGCTCAGATGACCGAGAAGGCCGCTAAGCAATTGGATTCTAAAGTTGAGCAAATCAACGATCAATTGGTTAAGAGCAACAAAACCATCGAAGAGGCTCTTAACGAAGTTAAAGAAGCTAAAGCATCTTTTGGTAAATTGAGTGCAAAGGCTGAGAAGAAGGTTGCTTCTTCTTATGGTGAGCATATCAACGCCATCAAAGGTGAGATTGCTAACGTAATTGAGAAAGGTTGGAATGAAATCAAAGCTGCTGCAAAGAGCAACGGTAAAGGTTTCAATTTCGAACTTGATCTTAAAGATGCAGGAGTTATGACCTTGTCTAACAACTTGACTGGTTCTGCTTACATCTCTTATGTTGACAATCCTTTTATGAGAGCGTTTGTAAACCCTCATTTGAGAAGTGTGTTTAACATCATCCCTGTATCAACTGGTTCAGTATCTTTCCCTCGTGGAAACACTCCAGTAGGTGAAGGTTCTTTTGGTAAGCAAACCGAAGGTTCTGCTAAACCCGCAGTTGATTATGATGTAACAGTAGTAAACACTGCGTTGTCTTTCATCGCAGGTTATGCTAAAGTTTCTCGTCAAATGATCGATGACCTTCCTTTCTTGCAAGCATATCTTCAAACTTCATTGATTGAAGATTTCCAAAAGGCTGAAGACACATATTACCTCAATGCAATTGCCTCTGCCGCTACCGCAGGTACTACATCTGCAAGTGAGAAGGCTGAGAAGTTCATTGATTATGTAGCTCAGCTTCGTGCATTGAACTGGGATGCAAACATCGCTCTTTGTACACACGCAGGTTGGTCTGCTTTGTTGAAGACAAAGCCTTCTGACTACTCTGTACCTGGTGGTGTTGTTATCGACCAGAACGGTAACGTAAGAATCGTTGGAGTTCCTGTAATTCCTCACTCTTTGGTAACCGCTGACAAGATTTATGTTATGGATAGCAGCAAGTTTGCTATTGCTCAACAATCAGGTCTTGCAGTTCGTTCTACTGAGTTCGATCAAGACGATTTCATTAAAAACCTCTTGACATTCCGTTGTGAGGCTCGTTGCGAATTGTTACAATTCCAACCAAAAGCTGCTATCTACGGTGCATTCTAAATAGGGTGTTTTTTGTACATGGTGATTTACGGGGAGAGATTCTTCTCTCCCCTTTTTTTTAACTTATGATTGCAAAAGTACTTACAACTGGAAAAGATATGACTCTACTCTCACAAGCTACGCGAGAGATAGAGAAGATAGTAAATGCATGCGAGGCATTCTTTGCTATACCTGATAAAAATCCAAAATATTCATTTAATAAAAGCATGAAGGCTATCATGGAGTCAAGTGATGAGCCTTTAATACTTTTTGAGGATGATGTGATGATAAAGGAAAGTTCTCATTTTGAGAACGCTATAAGCCAATTGCCAGAGGATTGGGATATGTGTTATTTAGGTGCTAATTTGGTTGCACCTGTTGAGAGATATAGCGATAATTTATTTAAGACATTTGGAGCGTGGACAACCCATGCCGTTATGTATCGTGAGCCTAAAAAGATAGGACAAAGATACGAGGACACTACAATTATGTTTGATGATTGGTTAAAAACATGGTATCATCCAAACGGGAAAAGTTTTATAATAAGTCCAATGATAGCGTGGCAAAGGCCACATAAAAGCGATTTGTGGGATCA